GTGGTGGCGGTCTCGGGCAGGCCGAGGCCTTCGAGCAGGGCTTTGAGCAGAGGGTTCATGTCGTCCTCGGTGGTGGTGGGAAGGAATTGGCGCGCAAGCTGCGCGCTGAGTGCGGCCAGCTGAGCGCTGGTCAATCCGTCCAGGGCAGGACGGTTGGTGAGCGCGGCGCCGACAATGGCCAGCACGTCACCGGTTTCGGGGTGATAGAGGAATGTGGCGCTTTGGTAGCGGTATTCGTCGCCATCCAGCATCTGCTTGGCGCGCGCCGTCCACTGCACATCCTGCGCAAAGAGGCCTTCGCCAGGGCGAAAGACGAACTTGGCGCCGGCCATCCAGCCGGCCGCCGGCGCGGGCTGGCCGTTCTTGGCGGCCTGTTGCGTCTGGTGCTCGTAGTCGATCGGAAAATCGTTGACGCTCGCGCGCGCCAGGGCGATGACCTTCTCCGCGATCTGCGCATTCATGCGGTAGGTGCCGGACTTGGGCATCTCGCGCACATCCTCGGCCGCCTGTGGCTTGAATTCGCCATCAGGCAGCAGATGGAGCTCAGGGATGGCGCCATCGTCGCCCGTGCGCTTGATCTGCACGGCGAACGCGGCAAGGAGTGGAATGGTGGACTTAGGCATGGGCGCCAGTCTGACGCCATGCCTTGGAACGCTCTATTAAACGGGTTTACCGCGTTTTCGGGTGTGCACCTGATGTGGCCGGAGTGGCTGCTGCTCGCCCACCGCCGTCACCTATTGCAGCTTGGAGAGACCGGTGCGGTCAAACGATGCGGGGTCGATCACTTCCATCGAGACCACGCCATTGGCCCCGGCCTTGCCGCGCGCCTGGCCGGTGAGGTCCACGACAACCTTCACCACGCGTTGTGAATCGGAGGGGGAGGTACATAGCAGCACCGCGTGATGCCCGTCCAGCCATGCCTCACCGACCTGGCGCAACAGCGTCGGCAGCTGCGCGACGAGTGCGGCGCCAGCGTCCGTGGCCGGACCAGGAGCATCTTGCCCATCACCCAGCATGCTCCGCAGCTTTGTCATGTCGACGTGAATCGTGCCGCGGGCGCCCGCGCCGCGCAGCTGCCCGGCGCCCTGCAACGCGTCGACCTGGTCGCTGGAGAATGCACCGACCACGCGACGCTGCCCAACCGTGCGGCGTTCACCGCGGGTGTAGCGGCCGACGAAGTCGTTGAACTCGGCCTGTACCAGCGGTGCCCATTGATCGGTGCCGTCGGCCAGCATGCGCGCGGCCGTGCGTGGCTCGGCCGCGTCCGCCTTGTCCATCAACGCCCGGGCCAGACTTTCGCGGCGCAGGCCTGGCCGATAGTTGAAGGCCGGATGCACGCCCACCGGCACATCCATGGTTTCGCCCGTGCGAGTGTTCGTGTACTCGACATACCGCTCGGGCGGCGCCTCGCTGACCTCAAGGCCCATCTGGCTCACCTGGCGCGCGGTCAGCTGCAGCACCCCGCACTTGCAGCCCCATTCCTTGACCGGCATATGCGATTGCCACCAGGGATCGTCTGCACGCAGGACGCGGCCGGCAAAGGCTGCATGCGACAAGCGAGGGTGCTCGCTCGAGCTGCGCAAGTACTGCAGGTAGGGAAACAGCTCGATGTTGCGCTGGATCCGCTCGGACTGCCCCTCGGAATACGCGGTGGAAACGTTGGTGTCAAATATCTTGCGCAACCTGGCATCGCTGCCAAGCTGCGCATTGACCGTCTCGCCGGTGACCGGATCGACCATCTCGCGCTTGCCCCACCAGCCCTTGTCCTGCAGCTGCGGGCCGAGCGTGCGCCGAAAGTCCTGAAACGTGGTGCCCTCGGCGATCGCGCGGTCGGTGGCACCGCGGATGTCCTTCAGCACATCCAGCCGCATCGCCTTGGCCACAGTGAAGGCGGCCGCGTGTTCCTGGGCAGGCATGTCCTGCCAGGCGAACGCCATCCGATAGCCCTTCTGGCGAAAGAACTCGACAGCCTCTCGCGGCGGCAGCGGCTCCAGCTCGATGGCGGCCATGTCAGGTGCGTCCGCCGTTGGTCAAGTTGCCCCAGAGGCGGGCCGCCAGCGTGCCGCGGCTGAGCAGGTCCACCAGCGCCGTGGCGTCCATCGCGGCCAGGCGCTCCTCGACGGCCACCTGGAAGTCCTCGAACGACGTGCTGCTGTCCAGCGCTTCCTGGATCGCCTTCTGGATGGGATCAGGCTTGGCCTGCCACTCATCGAGCATGGCATCGACCAGGCTGTCGATCGCGTCGGCCGCCGCGTTGGTCGGATCGCCCGGTGCAGCCTTCAACCGGGCCAGCTGCGCGGGAGCGGGTTGGCGTCGGCCTCCAGCAGCCAACCCTGCGAGCCCGCCGGCGCCATCGCCAAATGATGGCGAAACGGGCTGCAGGATCGCATCCTTTTCTTCGGCCATCGGGATCTTGAGCTTACTGTGCGCCCAGTCCGCTTTGATCCGCATGCCCATGTTCACCAGCTTGGGTAGCGAATCGGCGAGCAACTTGATGTCTTCGGGCTGCTGCGTGTCGAGTACCAGGCGCGGGCACCGGTGCAACGACGTGCGGCCCCGGTTGACCGCCAGGATCGGGTACACCAGCTGGCGAGTCAGGGTGGTAGCAAGCTGGCGCGCGTCGGATTTCTTCAGGTCGTGGCGCAATTCGTTGTGCACCTTGCCCAGGGCCTGCGTGCCGTGCTCGCCTTCGCCGCTGGTGAGCGTGCCTCCCAGGACCGCCTTGCTCGTGCTGCGCTCCATGAGGCTGATCATGCTGTCAAACGGCGTGGACTCACCCTTGGCAGCTTCCTTGAACTCGATCTTCATGCCCTCGGGCACGATGGCCGCGGCGTCGTGGCCAATGCCGATCACGGCGCGCAAGAGTGTCGCCCGCGCCTTGTCGTCAGACGTGTTGGGGTTGTACGTGCCCAGGCGCAGCGGCAACCCGTAGATCTCCAGGAACTCGGCCAGGTCGCGCACGGCAAAGTTCTTGAACAGCCACGGCCAGGCAAGCACACGAAACAGGCCCGTGCGGGCGATGTAGCCGCTGCGCGAGCGGTGCGTGTGCATGATCCAGCCGAAAGGCCAGAGCGGCTCTCCATCCGCACTGTTGTCGCGCAGGCGCAGTTCGTTGCGACCCAGGCCCGGGGAGATGGGCGTACGAAACCACCCTTGAGGGCGAAACGTTGCCGTGACCGGCATGCGCGTTTTCTCGATCGTGTCCCATCCGAGCTCAATCGGTGAAAAGCCATGGCCGACTGCATCGGTCATGTCAAAAAGGATGTCCTCCATCTCCAGGCCCTGCAGCACCTCGGTCACGAAGGCCGCTTCGTCCTGTTCCGCACTGGTGGGATTCGCGGGCGGCTCGATCGACCAGTCGAGCTGGCTGACCGTCAGGCGGCGCGTCTGCATGACGCTGAAGAGGTGCGCATCTTTTTCCTCCATGTCGGCGAACATCTCGTGCTGTGCCGTGATGTCGCCCGTCTCGGCCTGCTGCAGGATCTGCGCGAGCCGCGGCGGGGTGAGCCCGCGTGTGGGGTGGTTCTCCCATTCGGATTGCAGGTGCCCCAGCCGAGCCGTCTGCGGCTCCTCCAGGTGCATGCTGGTGATCGGGCGGCCGAATTGATCAACGATTTGAGCCATGAATCTCTCTCTGTCGGGTCTCAACCCAAACCTGCGACGGTTCCCCGGTGGACCGAAGCCCCGGCAAGCCGTTTACGCGTGTTTATAAAGGCCCTCAGGCGCGCGACTGGGGTCAGCGTAGCCACCCACCCCAAAAAACGCCCCAAAAGGCCGGAAATTTGAAGTGCCTCGCGCCACGCGCCGTCGCCGGCCCGCGGGGTGTCGTCGTCGAGTTCACCAGGCAATGCATCCCAGCGGCTCGTTTGGCGCGGCACCGGCGTGTAATCGATGGGTGCGGCAAGGTTCATCGTGGCGAACCACAGCAACGCCAGCATCACCGCAGAGTCCCCGTGGCGGGTCAGTTCCGGATCCTTCAGATCCTTGCGCCGCAGTTTGACCACCATCGGTATGCCCTCGACATCCTCGATCGCACGAAGGTCGGCCGCCACGTTGGCGTCACGCGGCAGGTCGATCATCCCGTCCTCGAACCCCTGGATCAGCTTGGGCATCCAGGTGCCGTACCAGGCGCGGTTCAGCTTGATCTGGTGGACGTGGTCGTGCCCGAACTTGTCGGCCGTGTACTCGGCCAGTGTTTCGCCCGAGCCAGTGGCGTCCATGGCGCCACCGCAACGACGCGGCAGCTTCTCGATGATGTGCCAGATCACCTGTTCCTGCTGGCGGGTCGGAACCTTGTGCATCTCGACGACGAACACCACCCGCCGGCGCAGGTTCGCCTCGATCTGACCCACGCCGAACGCCGAGAAGTCACGATGACGCGCGAAGTCCTGGGCGAAAACGCTTTGCAGTTTGGGATCGAGCAGCGCCAGGGCGGGTTCAACCTGGCGGCGAATCCAGTCCTCGACGAATGAGCGGCGCTCGGCCTCGCTCTTGCGCACGAAGTCATCGTCAAGCGCCAAGCGCACGACCGGCCGCTCCTCGGCCATGGCGTTCTCGATCCAGACGCCAGGCAGGCTGACGCCGCTGCCGTCGCGCGGGATGGCATCGAGCTCTTCGCGCATGGCCGCCTTGCGCACCCCATAGGCATTGCGGATCTTGCTGTACCACTCTTTCTTCCCCTCGGCCGTGGCCGGCGTGCCCTTCATGAAGCACACGCGTTCGTACAAGCCGTTGGTGACCGCATCGTCGAACGTGACCGTCACAACGGCCGCATCTTCACCATAACGACCGGCCTCGATGTCGCGGCACAACTGAGCGAACGGGTTGTTTTTGCCGTTGTGGGAGCTGATGATCGTGATCTGGCCGCCCCAAATCAGGAGCGCGGTGGCCGCTTCCAGCACACCCTGCACGTCCGGATGGAACGCTGCCTCGTCGATGACGACGTGGCCCTGCAGGCCCCGGATGTTCGCCGGCCGGCTGGACAGGGCGCACACCTGAAAGCCGCTGGCAAACCGGATGCGATACGCGGTGATGTGCTTGGTCTTACCGCCCTCATCCTGGTCTTCGAAGAGGAACTCCTCGACGCCCGTGACGCCTTCGCCCTGGGCACGCGCGATCACCCGGGCGAACTTGGCGCAATAGCCGATCGCCTCCAGACCCTTTTCCTTGGTGTCGCCGATGTAATAGACGTTGTCGCCGCCAGCGGACTTGCGGGCCGCCGCCACCAGCGTCTTGTTCAGCATGGTGCCGAAGGTTATACCGGTACGACGGCCTTTCGGAATGGCGATGATCGACGCCTTGAGGGCGGCGACTTGGCGCTGGTGCAGCATCAGAATGCCGTCGGCCAGCGGATTGAAGTTGTCCGAGATCGAACGCACGCTGGCGGGTAGGTCGTCCCATTCCAGGATGCGCAGAGTGGAGGCCAGGGGTTTGATGACGGCGGCCATCAACGATCACCTCCAGGCAGAGGCGTGATCGGGCCCGTCACCACCAGCGGGATCTGGATATCTCGGTCGGGCGCGACGACTGCGGCGACCTTGACGAACACTCTGAACAGCGCTCCGGCCAGGCTCAACACCCACTCGGAGATGCCGTTGCGCTCGACCACCAACGGGGCCTCGCCTTCGAGGTCGCCGAGAAAGACGGGCACGACGCCGCAGAACCAGCCGTAGTGCGTGAGGCGCGTGCCGAGTTCTTTGTTGGGGATCTGGAAGAGGATGCTCATGGTGCGTTGATACCCAGGAAGTCGCGGCGCCAGAAGTCGACCTGCTCGGCGCTCATGCCCTGGGCCTTGGCGACCTCCTGCAGCTTGGCGTCCTGCTGGGCGAGCAGCGCGCGCCGCGCACGCTCCTCGGCCTCGGCCTGGAACTTCTTCAGGTTGACCGAACTGCGCGCCAGCGTGGCGATGTTCTTTGCGGCCTTGCTCAACAGCTCCACGCGCTTGCCGGAGTCGGTCTCTTCGTCGGCTTCCTGCAGCTCAATGATGGCTTCGAAGAGCTCGGTTTGCACCAGGGCCGTCAGCGCTTCACTGCGGGCGTCGATCTCGTCGCCCGCATGCGCACGGATGAGCTTGGCCGCCTCGGTGCTGGCCCTGATAGCCGCCAGGCGACGCTCCAGCTTCTGGCCGTAACGCCCGATGGCACTGCGGCTGGGGAGCGACCCGGCATTGGCCTCGGCCGGAAAGCGCTCGCGCAGATCCTCGATCAGGCTATCGAGCGTATGGCAACCGGTGGCCAGTTGCGCCTCGATATAGGTCTTGATCTCTGCCGGCAGGCGGTGAATGCTGCTTTTGCCAGCCATGGTTCACCAGTACTTGACGGGCCGGGCGATGCCAGGCTCACAGTCGATGGTGTATTCGGCGACGTCGGTGCCATACCGCGTGAGGTCGGCAAACCACTTGCCGTCCGGGCGCTTCTCCAGCTTAACCAGGTCGCGGTCCGACAGGTAGTCGAGCTCGCGGCGCAGTTCCAACGGCGTGGCGTCCGGATACTCGGATTGCGCCACCGACAGGATCGGCCCTTCAAAGGCGCCGATCGGACGTGCGTTGTTCAGGGTCAACAGGATCAGCCAGCGCAGCGATTCGCGGCGCGAGCGGGCCAGGTCAATTTGCATTTTGTTTTCCATCCAACACTCCCCGCAACTGCAGGTTCTCGATCTTCACGGCCAACCCATCCAGCTTGGCCTCGACAACGCTCTGGCCGCGGATGTAGTCCTCGCGGCGCACATACTGCAAGGCCATGTCGCGCTGCATCTGCAAGAACTCTCGTTCAACGCGCTGCCACTCGCCGGCTTCCAGCTTGGCTGACTCCTCGAGCTTGTCCAGCCGATGCTGCACCTGCTCATGGTTTGCCGAACGCGCATCTTCCTGCGCACGAAAGCGCAGATCGATATGGCGCAACATCTGCGTGAGCAGCAACCGACCCGCGCCGGCGCAAGCCCCAAAGAAACCAATCAGCAGCGTGATGAGCTGCCAGACTTCCAATTCGATCTTCACCGATCCTTCCCCGGCTTGTTGATGTAGTCCACGGTGTCCACGTGCTTGCCTGCGCAGGTGCCGTACAGGCCGTACATCGCCTCCAAGGCGACCGCGGCCGCTGCGTCCGAGTCATCGACCGGACGCACGACCGGCTGACACCGCGTGGCCAGTTCCGCTGGCAGCAAGACCGCCGGCCGCCAGGGCATCGGCTCGGTCTGCCGCGGCGCCGAGGATCCGCATGCTGTCAGCATCAAAGCGGCACTGCACAGCACCAGCCGGACGAGATTTCGCAATCGCATTCTTGAGCTCCGTATTCGACGTCTTGTTCTGCTGCTCCAGGCCCGTCATCGCCGTGCGCAGTTCCTTGTTCATCGCCGTGCTGCCCGAGACGTCGGCGCGTAGCGCATCGAGGCCCTTGGCGAGCGAGTCGACCTGGCGGGCGTCGTGCGCAGCCTGTGTTTCGAGAACGCCACGCTCATGGCCATTGGCCTCGCCGCGCCAGTAGCCCAGGCCCGCCGCGAGCGCGCCTAGCGCGATCGCCCAGCCCACGATGTTCAGATTCACGGGCATACGCCAGGCCCCCAGGATGCCGCAACATAGGTCGGCTGATGGTGGTGGATGATGCGGTCGGGATAGGCCCGGTTCTCGCGCCAGTTGGCCGCCGATCGGCCCGCATTGACCGTCTCGACCGATCCCCACCAGATGAGCGGGTCAAGCCCCGCACTCGATGCTCGTTTCTGGTCACGCGAGATCCAGCCCAGCCCGCCGTTGTAGGCCGACAATGTCATCGCCATGCGCTCGCAGTCATCACGGGCGCGGATGCGGTCGTAGAGATAGCGGTCGTAGGTCACCAGGGCGCGCAGCGCCCAGGATGGATTGAAAGGGGCGTTCTGCGCCAGCGCGGGGTAGAGCCCAGCGATCCAGCTGGAGGTCGCCGGCATGAACTGGGCCATGCCTTGCGCGCCCACGACAGAAACCGCACCAGGGCGCCAGGCGCTTTCTTGGTGGATCTGGGCCGCGAACATCGAGACCGGTGCGTCCATGCCCCAAACGACACGGGCGTTACGCACGAGCTC